CCTGTGGTGCTAAACCATTATATTTCTTAGATTATGTTTCTACTAAGAAGTTGGACGGGGATGTTGCTGATATTATGGTGGGCATTCTTAAAGGATGTGAGATAGCAGGTATGGATCTCTTAGGTGGAGAAACTGCTGAACATCCTCAGTATCAGAATAAAATTGATCTTGCTGGATTTTGCACAGGTATAGTAGAGAAGAAAGAAATCATAGATGGATCTTCTATTAAACCAAGTGATAGAATTATTGGATTAGCAAGCAGTGGTCTTCACAGTAATGGATACAGTATTGTTAATTATTTGGCACGTAGACTTAAGTTAGGATATTATAGTCATCCTGAATTACTTACTCCAACAACCATCTATGCTCCTGTTGTAGAACGCATTTTGAATGAGGGTGATTGGGTTTATGGTATGGCACATATTACTGGAGGAGGAATCCCTGAGAACCTTCCTAGATGCCTTCCAGAGGGACTTAAAGCACACGTTGATTGGAATGCTTGGAGTGTTCCAGAGATCTTCTTAGAGATCCAAAGACAAGGTAATATGGATGAGTTGGAGATGAGAAGAGTGTTCAATCTTGGTATTGGATATTGTATGATAGTTCCAGCAAATCGTTTAGAATTAACTATGGATATAATTAAGGATGAAGGTATAGACTGTTGGGAGATTGGAGAGGTCTATGAGGATGTTTGTTAATGATTAATCTTTGTATTAATTCTTTTCATGATGCATCAATAACTCTTATGGAGGATGGTAAAGTAATTGCACATCTTCTTGAAGAGAGACATAAAAATATGAAACATGCTACAGATCCTCTATTAGCATTAAGTAAGATTAGGGATTATGTTGATCGTATAGATCTTGTTTCATTTAGTCATTTATTTCCTGAACACTATAGTCCTCAGATATATCTAACTTATTTGAAACATTTATCTGGAATTAAGGTTCCAACTCAATGCCCACAATTTATGGATGTAAGGGGACATCTTCAACACCCTTGTCATCATGATTTACACGCAATATGTGCTTTTCGCAATTCTGGTTTTGAAGACGCTACAATTGTGGTAATAGATGGTGCAGGAACTAATCATTGGTATGGAAAAGAAAATCAAACAATATATGAAGTTTTAGATAATACTAGGATTATAGAGAAAACTGTTTGTGGAAGAGGTGTTTATGAAATTGATGATAAACCAGTTTTAGCTCCGAATGATAATGGATTAAGAATATATAATCCTTCAGTAGAAGAATTACCAGAATTTCTAAATGATATTGCTAACATAGGTGCAGGATTTTCATATTCTGCAGTTACTGAATGGCTTGGTTGGCATGGTTTAGATTGTGGTAAGACTATGGGTCTTTCTACATATGGAAAAGAAAATAGTAATATCCCTTGTTTATTAGATCCAATTCATGGAGGCAATCATAATTTTCAAGCAAATATTTACGGAACAAGAGGAATGATGGGTGCAAATATTTTAGGGTTATCTGAGGAATTAAAATCTAATCAAGAATTTAGACAGGATCTTGCATATAGAATACAAAAGGATTATGAAGATTATTTGATTGCTACTTGTGAAAGAGCATTATCAAAGTCAAGAAGTAAAAATTTAGTGTTAAGTGGTGGATGTGCTTTAAATTGTGTTGCCAATTATAAACTCTTAAAATCTTTACCTGAAGATATTAATCTATATGTAGAACCAGTATCTGATGATTCTGGTGTTAGTATGGGTGGTGCAATGCAAGTATGTGATATGAATATTGATTGTAAACTTGATAATCTATATTTGGGAACACAATTAAAATATGACTATGAATTACTTGATCACGAAATTGAATCTAATATAACTGTAGGAGAAGTTGCAAAATTATTAGTTGACGGTAATATAGTTGCTATTGCTCAAGGTAGAAGTGAGATTGGTCCTAGAGCACTTGGAAATAGATCTATTTTATTTGATCCTAGAGTAAAGAATGGTAAGGATATAGTTAATAAAGTAAAGAATAGAGAATGGTTTAGACCATTTGCTGGTACGATTCTTTTAGAACACGCTAAAGAATGGTTTGATTTGGATAGATTGGAAGAGAGTCCGTATATGATGTATGCTGTAGATACTCTACCAGAAAAGATTGATTTAATACCAGCAATAGTTCATGTTGATGGAACTTGTAGAATACAAACAGTTACTAGGGAACATAATAAAAATTATTATGATTTAATATCTGAGTTTTATAAGTTGACAGGAGTTCCTATTCTTTTTAATACATCATTTAATCTTGCAGGTGATACTATGGTAGAATATATGGATGATGCTTTATATACTATAAGGCAAAGTGATATTCCATATATGTACTTACCTGAAATTGGTAAGATTATTAACTCACCTAAAAATCTTTCAAAAGAGGGTCTTAATGAACCAAAATATTTACATCAACAACCTGGGTTTGAATATACTGAAAGAGATGGTATAATAGGTCAAGGTGAGTTTTCTATGTTAAGAAGTGATTACTAATGTCAATTAAATTAATTATTTTAAAATCAGGAGAAACTCTGATTTCAGATGCCAAGGAACTACTTAATCAAGAGGATCAAGTAGTTCCTTCTAAAGCTATTTTACTACGAGATCCTCATCTAGTTACAATACAAGAAAAGAGAATTAAAAAGGAACAAAGTGATTTTGGTGTAGATGTTACATTAACACCTTGGATAGTTTTAACATCAGATACTGATGTTGTGATTCCTACTGAATGGATTGTAACTATTGTAGAACCACTAGCATCTGTCACTCAGATGTTTATAGATAAACAACAAGCATCAAAAACTGGAGAAGAAAATGATGGCAATTAAATGTGTATTGGTTGATATTGATAATGTCCTTATCACTGAAATTGAAGAAGTTATGGCTGAAGAAGGTGAACCAGATTGCCGTCTAATAAAACCATATAGATTTTTTGAAGAAGGTAATATGAAACCTTGGATAAAAGCTAGCAATCAAAAGGAATTTATGCTAAGATCAGAAGACATTCTGACTATCGCTGATCCAAGTCCAGAGGTAGTTCAGCAATATATTGAACTTACTAAAGAATGAGATTCTATACGAATGTCCAGATGGTTGGAGACAACTTCTTGGTTCGTGGTTATGAAGATGGAAAACACTTCGCAACTCGTGAGAAGTTTTATCCAACCCTTTTCGTCGATTCAAAAAAGAAAACAAAGTATAAAACTTTAACAGGTGAATTTGTAGAAGCAATAGAACCAGGCACGGTTAGAGAAACTAGAGATTTTATTAAAAGATATAGTGAGATTGATAATTTTAATGTTTATGGAAATGAAAGATTTATCTATCAGTATATTTCTGAAAGATATCCTGAACAGGAATTAAAGTTTGATATTGATAAAATTAAATTAGTTACACTTGATATAGAGGTCAAATCTGAAAATGGATTCCCTGATGTAGAATCTGCTGCAGAAGAAATACTTCTTATATCCATACAGGATTATACTACTAAGCAAATAATTACTTGGGGTTTAGGACCTTTTAAGAATAAGCAAGAGAATGTATTATACAAATCATTCAGAACAGAGTATGAACTTCTAAATGATTTTATTAACTGGTGGATGATTGAGTCAAATACACCAGAAGTTATTACTGGATGGAATAGTAAGTTATATGATATTCCATATCTTTGTCGTCGTATTGATAGAATACTTGGAGAGAAACTTAAAAAAAGAATGTCTCCTTGGGGATTAGTGACTGAGGATAAAACTGTGATTATGGGAAGAGAACATATTACCTATGATATTGGTGGTGTATCTCAATTAGATTATCTAGATCTTTATAAGAAGTTTACTTACAAGGCACAGGAATCATATCGTTTGGATTATATTGCTAGTGTGGAACTGGGGCAAAAGAAACTCGATCACTCTGAGTTTGATACCTTCAAGGATTTCTATACTAATGGGTGGCAGAAGTTTGTAGAATACAATATAATTGACGTAGAACTTGTTGACCGTTTGGAAAGCAAGATGAAGTTGATTGAACTCGCCCTCACTATGGCATACGAAGCCAAGGTAAATTATGAGGATGTATTCTATCAAGTTCGTATGTGGGATACAATAATCTATAACTATTTAAAGAGAAGGAACATCGTCATTCCTCCTAAAAACCGATCCGACAAAAACGACAAATACGC